ATGAAGCATTTGAGGAAATCTCAAGCAAACAATCTCGTATTAATAAATTTTCCCAGTTCGTAATCTAATCTATGACTAAGCACGTTGACTTTGATCGTTATGTTGAATTCGTTGATGAAGTGACATCAGATGCTTCCAAAGATTTTGTATATCTTTCTGATCGTCTTGTTGAGCTTGATCGTAAGGGTGCCAATATTGAACGACTGCTTACTGCTGGCGTTGGCATTAATGCTGAGGGTGGTGAGTTTCTTGAGATCATTAAGAAGATGGTGTTTCAAGGTAAGCCTTGGAACGATGACAATCGAGAACATCTTATTATTGAGTTGGGTGATATCATGTGGTATGTTGCCCAAGCATGTAATGCTCTAGAAGTTTCATTTGATGATGTTATTTCCACTAACGTAAACAAACTACTTAAGCGTTATCCAGGAGGAGAGTTTGATGTCTTCTATTCCGAAAATCGAGCAGCAGACGATCGATAAAATTTATCACGTCTATGATCAAAAAGAAGTAGTTGCTCATAACATTAGTAAAGAGGATCTAGATAATATCTACGATCCTCAACGACATGAGTATGAGGAACTTGAAATAAATAAGTATTATGATGCATCATTCTGATGCTTTCTTGGAAGATTGGCCGAGTGGTTGATGGCGATAGTCTTGAAAACTATTAACGTTAGTAGCGTTCCAGGGTTCGAATCCCTGATCTTCCTTTGAATCTATCTCTATTCATATGAAAATTAATTTGTGGTATTGTGAAGAAATGAAACAATGGAGATGGACTCTTACTGATGATCACCGTCCTATAGTTAAACAAGAATCTGGGCAACGTCCAAATCTTCGTGATGCAATGAACGATGTAGCAAACACAGTAGAATATATGTTGGGGGATTAGCTCAGTTGGTAGAGCACCTGCTTTGCAAGCAGGCTGTCAGGAGTTCGAGTCTCCTATTCTCCATTAACAAATAACGCAAGATGAAAAATTTCAAGCAGTTAAGACAAGAAACTCTTCGTGAGCGTTATATTCAAAAGGAAGTTTTCCAAGAAGGTGACTATGTAATGTCTGCAGTCACTGGAGAAAAAGGACGTATTCATCGTTCTGGAACTAACTATGTTATTGTTATTACAGAAGACAATAGGATGTTTCGTGCGTGGGTGAAGGATATCCGTGAGGTCAATGTGTCTGAAAACATAAATAAAGAAAGAAAAAAAAGTATATTCTTTACAAATGGACAGACAGAAACCAACGACAACAGTTCGTCATCATGATGATTTCTCTAAAGCATTAATTGAATCAACCGCTGCTTATCTTGGTGGTGTGAAGCAGGTATCTGAGGAAGGTATTCCTACACTACCTAAAAAAGAGAACACAGATACAGTTACGAAAAAAGATCCAAAGACAGGGGCGGGTGCTGCGGATCCAGCAGTAGATCTTCGCACTGGTTCTGGTATCAAACAATCACATGGTGCAACTATTCGCAACACAAGTATTCTTGCTAAGGAAGAGAAGTGCAAGGAGTGTAAAAAAGATCCATGTTCATGTGATGAAAAAGAAGATAAAATGGAAGAGTCCTGTGAATCAGGTCATTCTGAAATGAAGAAAGATAAAAAAGAAAAGAAAGAAAAAGAAGAAACAATGAAGGAAGCTTTCAACCTAATGGTTGATAATATTCATTATGTTTTTGAGAAAAAGAATGAAGAGGGCAAAGAGCAAGGTGCTGATGGCAAAGCTTGCTGGAAAGGTTATAAGTATGCTGGAACCAAGAATGGTAAAGACAAGTGTGTGAAAGAAGAAATTGGTGTTATTGAACTTGATGAGAAAGCACCTCCAGGTGAAAAGTATGAGCGTATGGTGAAGCACATCAAGAAAGGTTATTCTAAAGGTGGTGTTTCTGAAAAAGAAAAGAGCATTGCATATGCAACTGCTTGGAAAGAAAAGAATAAGATGAAGAAAGAGGAAGTAGAAATTTCCGAGAAGCTTGACCCAGTAGGCAAGGAAGATAAGGACATTGATAATGATGGTGATCACGATAAAACAGATAAGTATCTTTCTGCTCGTCGTGGTAAAGTGAGCAAAATTATTGCAGCCAAAAAGAAAATTAAAGAAGACATGGAAATTCGTAAGGAGATTGAAGAAGAAAAAAAGTGAAGGGGGCAACCGTTGAGGTAATGCCCATCATTCCAAATGAAACAGATGATACTGATGGAAGTAAAAAGAAAAATAAAAAATATCTTCTTAGAGCCTTAAAAAGTCAACAAAAAGAATAAATAAGAAAGGGATAACCCAAACAAATTATAAGGAGGATATCATGGGAGTATTAGTCGAAGTTGTAAAACCACTTCTTTTTGCAGCAATGAATTCATGCCACACTAAGCGTCTTGTAGTTGAACTACTTGAGCGTTATGTAAATACTACTGATAACGATATTGATGACCTAATTGCAGGATCTGTGAGAACAGCACTTCTAAAAAATTGCTGATATTAATATAAAAAAATAATTTTTAATGGGGAGGTAACTCCCCTTTTTTTATAAATATTTGTTAGATATAAAGTTAAAGTTGGAGAAATTAAATGACTCTCTATAGTCGTTCAGAAAATAACGCACAAAGCTTGAAAGTATTGAATACTACAGAAAAGAATTCTGTAGATAAGTATGATTGGGATAATACTCTTATTGTTGATGGACCTAGTACAGTTGCTGGTGCTCAAGGTTATACTACTGCTGCTCGTCGTACTGTGTATATTGACGACGTAGAAGCAACTCTTGCTGAAAACAAATTACGTGGATTAACCGCTCCTGGTTGGTGGGAGTATATGACTTACACTGATTCATCTGGTGCTACTCGTCATAAGGCTCAGCATCTTGTAGCATTTAAAGATGCTCCTGTAAATGCTGCTGATCTAGATGATACTGTAGCAGCTGACGTAGCATCAGCAGTTACAATTTCTGTTCAACCTGCTAACCAATCAACTAATGATGGTGTAGGAACTGCAACGTTTGCTGTTACTGCCTCTGCTACAACTGGATCTCTTGTTTATCAATGGCAGCGTAGAACAAGCAGTACCGCTAAGTGGACTAATGTTTCTGGTGGAACTAGTGCTTCGCTTGCTCTTACTGGACTTACTACATCATCAAATGGTTATCAGTATCGTGTAAAACTTACATCATCTGCTGGTGCAGAAGAAGTTATTTCGAACACTGCTACTCTTACAGTAACTGCTGCTTGATATAATATATGATTTTTGATGAGTTGACGAAAGATAATTGGATCATGTTTGCAATGAAACATTATGATAATCCTACATCAGTAACCTATGAGGATTTTGAAGAAGATTTGAATCGATTCAAATATATCAAAAGATTATTTAAAAGATATGAAACAACTGGTGAATTGAAAACTCATCTTATTCTAAACCATATTATTCTCATGTATAATGCTTTTGATGATGCTGCTACACCGCTTTTATTTTTCAAGATAGAAGCAACGTATTGGCCATTATTAAAAGCATTTCTAGTGTTCCTAAATAGATTACCAGAGTCCCTTAACCAAGAAATTGATCAAGAATGTCTGAAGCAATTGAATCTAATTTGAATGAAATGAAAGCAGGAGATGGTTCTGCATTGTCGATGCCACCTGCACTTGTAGTTGTAAAACCACGTTCACATAGAGCGTATAAAAAAGCAAACAAAGATTATATTGATGGACGTTCAAAGGGAGCGAAAAGTTTACTCTCTCGTATTAACAGAAGAAAAAAAATGAAAGAAGAAATCGAAAACCTAATTTCTGAAGCGGCTCCATCGGAAACCGAGAGAGCCCAAAAACAGATTACACAACAGAAGAAACTAAATCGTGCTAAGGATCTCCAAAAAAAGAGAGCTGAAGCAAAATCAAAAATGCAGCAAAAAACTAAGGAAATGGATACCTTAGTTAAAGCACGTCTTTCTGATTTTAAAAAGAAAGCATCACAACAACAACAAAAAGCATCATTGAAAAACTCTTATCAACCTGAAGGTGAAATTATGAATGAATCAACAACTACTGTAGACGCACTTGAAGTTGCACTTCGTGTTGCTACATCTGAACTAAATCCAAGTGGAGAAACCGAATTTGCTAAGATCACTTTTGAGAATGGCACTCAACAAAATCTTGACAACTTCTCTGCTAAGCGTATCGCTGCTGCTTATGCTCAACTTGACGATACTAACAAAGACAAGTTTCGTTATATGTTAAACAAGGATGCTGTAACATTCCAGAGTGCTCTTGAGTTTGCAGTAAAGAACGTTTAAGGATCAGGTAGATGTTTAATAATTTTTCAAAAGACCTAGCTAAGTTAGATGTATTGGAATCTAAATTAAACATCTACGAATCACTTTCAAAGGAGATGTTAGAAAAGTTGGAGAATGCTGTAGATAAAATTTCTGAAGGCAATTCTCGTATTGCAACTATTTTAGCAAAGCATGATGAACGTATTGAACAAAGCCTTAAAACAGATGATCTAATGATCAAGATGATCGAGGATGTCAAACGTAGTAATTCAGACGAACACAAAGCTGTTATCAAAAGATTAGAAACAGTAGAAAATAATATAACTGAATTATCAAAATTTAAATGGCAGGCGGCGGCCCTCGTAGGGGCTGCCGTTTTGCTTGTTGGGCTGGTCGTCCCCTTTGTTGACAATCTCATGTCGATGCCCTATAATGGAGGGAGTGAGCACTCCCTTCGTAAATGAATTTTATTGACATCAAGTACATCAATTTCATTTCTTCTCAACTACAACTCTTTAGCAAAAAAAAGTCAGACCTCTACAACTTTAGGTGTCCCTATTGTGGAGATAGTCAGAAGTATAAAAATAAAGCAAGAGGGTATCTCTTCAAGAAGAAGAATGACATGGTGTTCAAGTGTCATAACTGTGGTGTAGGCAGAACGTTTACTAACTTTTTGAAAGATCAGAATTCAATGCTCCATGATCAGTATGTCATGGAAAGATATAAGGAAGGACTAACTGGTAAAGGATCTCAAACAGCAAATCCTGATTTTAAATTTGAAGCTCCCAAATTTTATAGAGATCCTGATAATAAGATTGATTTGCAAAAAATCTCAGAACTAAATATTACACACCCAGCACGGGAGTATTTGGAAAACAGAAAAATTAAAAATTTAGAAACATTTTATTACTGTCCTAAATTTAAAGAGTGGACTAATTCTCGGGTAAAAATTTTTGATACTTTGAGAAAAGACAGTCCAAGGATTATCATCCCACTTAAGGACACAGAAGGAAAGTTATTTGGATATCAAGGAAGATCTTTATCTCCTAAAGCAAAAATTAGATACATCACTATTATGCTTGATGAATCTAAACCAAAAGTATTTGGTTTAGATTCAATTAAAACTGACGAAGTAGTTTATGTTACTGAAGGACCATTTGATTCAACATTCATTCATAATAGCATTGCTATGTGTGGAAGTGATGTTGATCTTAGCAGTTTTAATTATAAGTTCGTTTTTATTTTTGACAATGAACCAAGAAACAAAGAGATCGTATCTAAGATTGCTAAAGCAATCGAGCAAGGTTATCCAGTAGTTATCTTCCCAAAAAACATTGTTGAGAAAGATATCAATGATATGGTCATGGCTGGACATGACGTGCAAAGTATGGTAGAATCTAACACCTACCATGGACTAGAAGCAAAGTTAAAACTATCTGAATGGAAGAAAGTATGAGCAACGGTATTCAAGTTAAAAAGCGTGACGGTTCTTCGGAACCTCTTAATCTTGATAAAATTCATCGCATGGTCGATGAAGCATGTGCAGGTCTTGCTGGAGTTTCTGCTTCACAAGTAGAAATGAATTCTGGCATTCAATTCTTTGATGGCATTACCACCGAAGAAATTCAAGAGATTCTTATTCGTTCTGCGAGCGATTTGATTTCTCTTGATAATCCAAACTATCAGTTTGTTGCTGCACGTCTGCTTTTGTTTGCTCTTCGTAAGCAAGTATTTAATAAGAATGTTTGGAAGGATGGTATGCCTTCAGTATTTGATGTTGCTGCTTACAATGCAACAATCTTGAATGTATACGACGAAGAGATCCTTGACAAGTATACTGACGAAGAATGGATCAAAGTTAATAGTTGGATTGATCATGATCGTGACTATCTCTTTTCTTACGCAGGTCTACGTCAGATCGTTGATAAGTACCTTGTGCAAGATAGAAGTAGTGGAGAAATTTTTGAAACGCCACAATACATGTATATGTTGATTGCGATGACTTTGTTTGCGGAGTATCCTTTATCAACACGTTTAGATTACGTTCATAGGTATTATAATGCAATCTCAAAGCACAAGATCAACATTCCAACTCCCATCATGGCAGGAGTTAGAACAACTCTCAGGCAATTTGCAAGCTGTGTTCTTATTGATTCTGATGACACCCTCAACAGCATCTTTAGCAGTGACATGGCTATTGGCAGGTATGTTGCTCAAAGGGCGGGCATCGGTATTAACGCAGGTAGAATCCGTGGTCTCAACAGTAAAATTAGAGGCGGAGAGGTTGCCCACACTGGCGTTATACCATTCCTCAAAAAATTTGAGAGCACTGTCAGATGCTGCACTCAAAATGGCATCCGAGGTGGATCTGCTACGGTCCACTTTCCAATCTGGCACCAAGAGATAGAAGACATTATTGTTCTTAAAAATAATAAAGGAACGGAGGACAACCGTGTACGCAAACTCGATTATTCCATTCAGATCTCGAAAATCTTCTACGAACGATTTATCACCAACGATGAGATCACCCTATTTTCTCCCCATGATGTCCCTGGCTTGTATGACGCTTTCGGCACTCCTGAGTTTGATGATTTGTATACCACTTACGAATCAGATAACTCAATCCCTAAGAAGCGAATCGGCGCTCAGGAATTGATTCTTGATCTTCTAAAAGAGAGAGCAGAAACTGGTCGTATCTATATCATGAATATTGACCACTGCAATACACACTCTTCTTTTAAAGATAAAGTAAACATGAGTAATCTCTGTCAGGAGATCACTCTACCTACCGATCCTATCCAACACATTGATGGTGAAGGTGAGATTGCACTTTGTATTCTGTCTGCTATCAATGTTGGTAAGTTGAAGAACCTTGACGATCTGGAGGAACTTTGTGACCTTGCTGTTCGTGGTTTGGAAGAACTGATTGACTATCAGAATTATCCTATTAACGCAGCAGAGGTAAGCACAAAGAACCGTCGTTCTCTTGGCATTGGTTATATTGGTTTAGCACACTACTTAGCACGTCAAGGAGAACATTACGATGATCCAAGAGCATGGCAACTTGTCCACGAACTTACTGAAGCTTTCCAGTTCTATCTACTCAAGTCAAGCAACGAGCTTGCCAAAGAAAAAGGAAAGTGTGGTTATTTCGATAGAACAAAGTATGCAGACGGTATCCTCCCAATCGACACTTATAAGCGAGATGTCGATGAAATTGTTTCCCACAAGTTGAATTATGATTGGGAAACTCTACGTTCCAATATTCAAGCATTTGGTTTACGACATAGCACGTTGTCCGCACAAATGCCTTCTGAAAGCAGTTCCGTTGTGTCAAATGAAACAAATGGAATTGAGCCACCTAGAGATTACTTGTCCGTTAAGAAATCAAAGAAAGGTCCGCTCAAGCAAATTGTTCCTCAATATCAAACTCTCAAGAATAACTATACTCTTCTTTGGGAGATGCCTGATAACACTGGTTATATTAATGTTGTTGCTGTAATGCAAAAATTCTTTGATCAAGCAATCAGTGGAAACTGGAGTTATAATCCAGAAAACTATCCAGACAACGAAGTTCCTATGCAAATAATGGCACAGGATTTTCTTAATACATACAAATATGGTTGGAAAACTTCTTACTATCAAAATACATATGATGCTAAGAAGGATGATGTTGTGGATGAAAAGCGAGAGCAAAGCATCCGAGATTTACTAGAAGACATGTTAACTACAGAGGAGGAAGATTGTGACAGTTGCAAAATTTAGAGTTTCTGATGATTCGGTGAAAGGTGTTGAAGGTATGACTGTTTTCAATACTGGTCAGGTTGAAACCACTAAGCAACCTATGTTCTTTGGATCCCCTCTTGGGGTCCAAAGGTACGACAAGTTTAAGTATCCTGTATTTGATAAACTAACTCAAACTCAACTTGGATACTTTTGGCGTCCAGAAGAAGTATCATTGCAAAAAGATCGTGCCGACTATCAGACACTTAATGAAGCACAAAAACATATCTTCACTTCTAACCTTAAGTACCAGATCCTCTTGGATTCTGTACAAGGGCGTGGTCCTGGGATGGCTTTTCTCCCTTACTGTTCATTACCTGAGCTTGAATCTTGTATGACTGCATGGGAGTTTATGGAGATGATCCACTCCCGTTCATACACTTATATCATTAAGAATGTGTATGCAGATCCAACAGAAGTTTTAGATACTATCATTGGTGATGAGCATATTCTTCAACGTGCTCAAAGTGTCACTGCTTCATATGATGAATTTATTGCTGCTGCCCAACTCTATGGTTCTTCTAACCTATGGAAACATGTACAAGAAGGTGTTCCACATGCTGTAAATGAACTTTATGAACTCAAAAGAAAACTCTACCGTGCCGTTATCAACGTTAACATTCTGGAGGGCATACGCTTTTATGTCTCGTTCGCTTGTTCTTTCGCTTTCGGTGAACTCAAACTTATGGAGGGCAATGCAAAGATTATCGGACTCATCGCACGAGATGAATCACAACACTTGGTCATCACGCAGAACATCATTAACAAGTGGCTTGGTGGAGATGATCCAGATATGGTTAAGATTGCTAAAGAAGAAGAGCAAAACGTAATTAACATGTTCAAGCAATGTGTTGAAGAAGAAAAACTTTGGGCAGACTATCTGTTCAAGGATGGATCTATGATCGGTCTTAATGCAAAGCTTCTTCAAAAATATGTTGAATGGATTGCTAACCGTCGTATGAAAGCGATTGGTTTGAAAGCAATCTTTGATGTTCCTGCTAATACTAATCCACTTCCTTGGACTGAGCATTGGTTGAATTCAAAAGGTATGCAAGTTGCCCCACAAGAAACAGAAGTTGAGTCCTATGTTATTGGAGGTATTAAGCAAGATGTTAAGAAAGATTCTTTTGCTAATTTTAAACTGTAAGAAGAAAAAAAAGAATATTCCTATACCAGATCCTTGGTTTAATTGATAGATAAATACCTCCATCATATGATGGGGGTATTTTTTTATGCGTGTGCAATCTGCTAAAGCAAAAGGACGTAGGTTACAACAGTGGGTTCGTGATAAATTAATTGAGATGTTAGACATTCATCCAGAAGATATTGAGTCAAGATCTATGGGTGCTGGTGGAGAAGATTTAATTATGGCTCGTGCTGCTCGACAGAAGTTTCCCCATAGTATTGAATGTAAGAATGTGGAAAAACTAAATATTTGGGAAGCATATGAACAAGCATCTACAAACTGTGGTGATTATGAACCAGTGGTTGTGATTAAAAAAAATGGTAAGAAGCCTTTAGTAGTAGTAGATGCAGAATATTATATTCAATTATTCGGAGAAAAAAATGAAGATTGATTTGCACAATTTTTTTAAACACTATGATGAAAATAACCCCAAGCATGTTGCTGCGGTAGAATTGTTGGAAAAGGCACTTGATCAAAAAGCACCAGAAGAGTTAACTGATAATTCTCAATGGGTTGTGACATATAGAACAAAAGAAAATAAACCAGTATCAAATGTTCTAAGTGTTCCTTGGTTTCCTCAAACAGACAATTATAGAGACGCTCATAGGACTTGTAATTCTTCTGCCTGTGCTATGGCTCTTGAATATTTTAAACCAGGAACACTAGTAGGATCAAAAGGCGACGACGCTTATGTTAGAAAAGTTTTCTCAATTGGCGATTCAACTGATCACTTGGTTCAAACCAGAGTTCTTGCTACGTATGGTATTAAATCCAGCTTCAGCTACAGCCTTACTTTTGCTGATCTTGATAGAGAGCTTGCCGCTGGTAGACCTGTTGTTATTGGTATTCTTCATAGGGGGACTTTATCTAATCCCACAGGAGGACACATGGTAGTAGTAATTGGTAAGACTCCTCAAGGTGATTATATTGTAAATGATCCATATGGTTCAATAAATGATGGGTATACAGGCTCTGTTACGAACGGTCGTGGAGCCATCTACAAGCGTTCAGAACTGGCTCGTAGGTGGTGCCCAGGGGGTAATGATGGTTGGGGACGTATTTTTGATGCAAAAAAGGCGTAGGCTCTGCACTTGATGAATTGCCACAAGCAGGTGTAGAGCTTATCAAAGAATTTGAAGGGTGCAAATTAACTGCTTATCCTGACCCTCATACTGGCGGACTTCCAATTACAATTGGTTGGGGAAGCACTCGTAAAAGAAATGGATCTCCATTTCATCTTGGCGAAAAAATTACTTTAGAAGAAGCGAATGCTTTGTTAGAGTTTGATATTCGTAATCGTTTTATGTCTACCTTAAAAAGTATACCTTATTGGAGTGAAATGAATG